CCGGGCGGTGGCCGCTGTGAAGCGGACCGCCGCCGCTTGGTTGGTCGCCATTGCGGGCCTCTTGGCCTACGAGATGTACGCGGTCTTCAACGCCGCGCCGGGGGACACGCTCTCCGAGGCTGTCTGGCAGTACGGCCAGCACCCAATGATCGCTTTCGCGGCCGGGGTGCTTATCGGTCATTTCTTTTGGCAGGGAAAGAAGGGCAAGTGAAGCGTATATGGCCGGTCCTGCTGTGTTTGCCCTTCCTGCTTGGGATGGGACCTGGGGGATGCAGCATTGAACTCCCGTGGCCGCCAAAGCCGACGCCCAGCCCCGAGCCAACGCCCACTCCGACGCCAACGCCTGCTCCAACTCCTGAGCCAACTCCGACAGCAGTCCCCACTCCTACCCCTACCCCAACTCCTGTACCTAGCCCGAGCCCTACTCCCGGCACCTCCTGCCCAAAACCACTGGCCCCCGAGGCGGAGGTCTACCTGAACAACAAGCCCTACGGGCAGGGGTTTGACAGCACGGTGCGGGTACGCGGGGATTCAGCGTTCTGCCTGCTGATTCATGGCGTTGTTACAGCGGACTGCCACCTGGAGGGTTGGCCCCTTCGGACGCAATGTGAAATGGAGCTTCTGGGGGGCTGTCCTGTCTGGCAGTTCAGGACCGACACCAACCCGGCGCCGAAGCAGTGCCATGACGATCAGACCTCAGAAATCTCCTGCGACCACTTCGGGTCTGCGGGTGGGGGACGGGACGATCCGCACACCCCCGCCTTTGAGGGCACCCCAGAAGAATGCGGAAAGCAGCGTGACGCCTTCGGACCCTATGCGGGGTTCTTCACGGTGGCGCATGGCTTGGGTCGGGTGAGGGCGTGCCGACCCGATTGGCAGGGCTGCGGCCCGTTTCTGAAGGTAGACCACTAATGCTTCTCAAAGTCCTCGGAAAGATCGCATCTAAGGCAGGGCTAGTCAGCAAGCTCCTGCCCATGCTGCTCAAGCTTTGGGCGGAGGGTGGGCTCGGAGCTCCAGCCCAAAAGGTCTACTGGTTCCTCGCGGGCAAGAAGGCCGTAACCGGCGCCATCCTGCTTGCTGCCGGCACCGCGCTCGAGGCCACCTGTGGCTCCTACCCTGACTGGGGCTGGGCATGTCCCGCGGCTCGTTATGTGTTCTGGTTCGGCGCGCTCCTGACCTCTGTCGGATTGGTGGACGGCGGCGTTCGGTCGCCGTGGCCGGAGGGGACGCCCAAGCCTGAGCCAAAGCCGTGATTACGCTCGAGCCTCAGTTCGCCCTTGCCCTGGTTGTAGCTATCGCTGGCGCGCTGGGGTCTTTCTTCGCTGTGAAGTTTGGCGGCGCCGAAACTCAAAGGTTGGTCAAGGCGCTGCATACCCGCTTTGACTCTCTTGAGAAGGATGTGCGAGACATCCGAGAGGTTCAGGCCCGCCACGACGAGAGGATCAAGGCTCTTAAGCAGTCGCAGCGGTTCAAGTTGGCTAGCGCAAGTGGACCCCAGGACATGTTTGAGGATGCTGAGTGATGGCAACCCCTACGATACGAAAGACCAACGGGAAAGCCGTCGCCAAGGCGTGTCCCAACGGCTCGGACTGTGTGATCGCGCAGCAGTACGCGGACACGTTGGCCCTGATAGATGGGCGGTTAGAGGGGTTAGAGCGCAGCGTAAGGGAACTGACGGGCCACTTTACGCGGGTCCACGAGGAAACCCTTAGCAGCCGATCCGCGATCCTGGAGAGCCACGAAGAGATGCTGAAGGCGCTGCGGCGCATGGAGGGGAGAGAGAATGCGTAAGGTTCTGGTCGTCGCGCTGCTGTGCCTGCTGCCGAGCGTCGTGGGGGCGCAGACTGGCCCCGCTATATGGTACTACCCGCCGACTTCGGTGGTTACTTCTAGCGGCTCATCCTTCTTCGCCAGTGGGATCAGCCTCGGGAACACATCGGCCAGTCCATACGCCAACCTTTACGGGGACGCCGCCAACACTCTCTCCCTGCGGAATGGTGGGACATCGGGAGTGCCTGTTCCCCAGACGTTCAACATCTACAACTTCTGCGATGGGGCAGCGTGTGCGACTGGGTATGAGAGGGCGGCTTTTCTTTGGAGCGGTAACTTCCTCAGTGTGGGAACGCAGAACGGGGGGACCGGTTCGGCTCGGTCCATGATAATCAACCCGATTGGTTCACAGATATATCTACGCCCATCGAATGCCAGCGGGTACATCCTTACAAGCACCGCGTTTAACCCAGAGAACGACGACACCCGCGACCTTGGGAATTCCACTCCTTTCTTCTTCCGCGGATTGTACTTGAATCGCTTCGTCCAAGGCAGCAAATCCAAGACCCTCACCGACAACACCGCGACAGCCTTCGTCCGCCTGAGCGTGGCCGACGACGACTACGAAGCCTGCGCCTTCGGCTGGACAGCCTACGCGGAGGACGCTGGGACCGACGCTCGCCAAGTCCGCAAAGGGCGAACGAACGTCGCCATCCTCAACAACTCAGGGACCGAGGCGTGCAACTTCTCAGCCTCGGCAGACGATCAGGCGATCCTCGTTACTGGGGGGACCCTCACCTGCTCGTTCGACTGCAACTCCGCATCCGCCGATACGGTGGATCTCCGGGCCACCTGCGACACGTCCCTCGACGCCACAGCCGAGACGCTGACGTTCGAGTACCGGCTGGACTGCGAGTCCACCGTCACTGTGACGCCCCAGTAGGATGCTCCTCCTCGCTGCAATGTCGCTAGGCTGGGTCATGGCAGGGGCAAGCGCCGCCGATCTGGCTACCACCGAGATAGCCCTACGCCAGCCAGGGCTGTCCGAGGCGAACCCGTTCATGCAGACGCCAGCGACCCGTGTCCTGCTCAAGACGGCAGGGACGGTCATCGTCATCTCAGCCCACCGGGAACTGAAGCGCAGGAAGAAGCACAAGACAGCCAAGATCGTAGCCATTACGGCCATAGCGATCTGGTCCGGCGCCGCCGTCAATAACGCCATACGAATGAGGGAGAAGTAGACATGAATCGAATCCTTATGGCGCTGGCCTTGACGCTGGCGCTTGTTATCCCGGTCAACGCTGAGCTCCAGGGCCAGACCGTCTCTGCCGTGGACGTTTCCCAGACCATCACCATCGGCTATTCCACCCTGACCGTGGTCAATGACGGAGCCAATGAGGTTTACGTCCGTGTGTTCTGGGAGGGCGAAACATCCGCAGCCGCCACGACCTCGAGCCGCGAAATCAAGTCCGGTGAAGGCTTTACCTTCTCCAAGGACATGCAGATCAAGTCAATCAGCATCGTCTGCGCTAGCGGCGAAACCGCCACCGTCCGCCTATTCTATTGGTAGGAGAAAGACAATGGCTTGTAAGTCCAAGGGAAGCAAGAAGATGTCCGGCAAAAAGGGTAAGAAGTAGCCGTATTTAGTAAGCTAACGAAATGTCGTCACCTGCTGACCGACTACCAAAGCGAGGCCCGGGAAGGCCAAAGGGAAGCCTGAACAAGGCAACCCGCGAGTGGAAGGAGTTCGTCTCTGCTCTGGCTCGAGATCCCAAAGCCCAGGAAAGGCTAAAGGAAGCCTGCTTAGAGCGCCCCGAGCTGCTGCTGAGGGTGGCTGAGCATGCCGTGGGCAAGCCTAAGGAGCAGGTAGAGATCAAGGGTGAGTTCCGTATGATCGAGTGGCCGGACAACGAGGACGTGGCCGAGTGAAGACCACTCTCATTGACGAGACAGTCGAGGAACTCATGGTGCTTACTACATGCTGGGAGAGTGACCACGACGCCGCACAGGTGAAAGCTATCCTTGAGAAGTTCGCAGCCGCCCTCGCCGTAGAGGAATCCGAAGAGTGAAGGCAGAGTGGGCCAGCCCGCAGCAGGAAGCCTTCGTCAAGGCCGGGGCTCATCCCACTCTCATGCTTGGTGGCTACGGCTCAGCCAAGACCTACGGCGCGAGCATGAAGCTACACAGGCTGATTGAGAAGTACCCACAGAGCCGGTGGGCGATCATCCGCCGGGTTCACAAGCACCTCAAAGCGACGACGCAAGTGACCTTTGACGCCATGACGCCGAGCTGGGCGATCAAGTCCAGGAACGACCAGGACGGCACCAGAGAGTTCCTGAACGGCTCGCGGGTGCAGTTCCTTGGCCTGGACACCGAAGGAAGCATGGGAGTCCTTCAGGGGCTTGAGATCAACGGGGCCTTTGTGGACCAGGCCGAGGAGATCAGCGAGAAGGTCTGGGACACCATCGACGCCCGCGTGGGACGCTGGACGAAGCTGCCCAAGATGCCCCCGCGCTACCTCTTTGCCACCGCCAACCCGACTGACGAGCTCCACTGGCTGTATGAGCGGTTTGCGGAGGAGAGCCCACAGCGCGAAGAGTGGAAGGCGAAGGGCTATGAATGCATCGTTGCAGATAGCCGGTCTAACAAGTTCCTGCCCCAGGCTAACCTTGACGTGCTGCTCTCTAAGGACGAGGAGTTTCAGCGCCGGTTCGTCAAGGGAGAGTGGGGCAACCCTGAGGGGCGGATCTTCACCGTGGATCAGAGCAGCTATCTCGAGCCTACCGAGGAACTGCTGGCGAAGATCCACAACGGGATGCACCTACACCGCAGCCTTGACCACGGCGACTCCTCGCCCACCTGCTGCCTATGGACGGCTACGGACGGTGACGGGAACGTCTACGTCTACCGCGAGTATTACGTGCCCGAGCGGCTCATCTCAGACCATAGGCGGGCGATCAGCGTGATGTCGGGCAGGGAGACGTATCGGTCCATGCTGGCTGATCCTAGCATCTTCCACAAGTCTGCCCAGAAGTACGGCGGCAAGTGGAGCATCGCGGACGAGTACGCTGATACTCGCGTCCTGCCCTACAACACGGCCTTGTACTGGTCGCCTGCGGATAACAGCGAGATGCCCAGCCGGTCGAGGATCAAGGAATACCTGCGGGTCGATCCTGAGCATACGCATCCGGTGACCAGGGAGAAGGGGGCGCCGCGGCTCTACTTCGTCAGGAAGAGCAGTGACTATCCCAACGGGTGCGACCGGACCATTCTCGAGCTCAAGAGCCAGAAGCGGGTCAAGATCGAAGAGGCGGGTGGACGGGACGTGTATTCTGATGATCGGGATGACACGGTGCCAGACCACGCTTACGACGCGCTTAAGTATTTCATCATTAGCAGACCTGCCGTGGTACGCGAGAAGGCTGCGAAGGCTGGCCCGCTGACGTGGCAGGGCTACAGCAACATGATGAGGCGTAACAACGAGAGACGTAAGGGCATGAGAGTCAAGGAAGGTTGGTATTAGGTGGACTACAGAGATTGGCAGAGGAAGCGGCGCGAGTTGTCCGAGCGGGAGATCGCGGAGCGTAGCGGGAACCTCGAGAGTGCGAGGGCGCCGCTTCAGGTGGCGATCACAGAGCAGGCTATTCGGGAGCTGTATGACCGGGTTACGGCTTTGGAGAACAGGCCGAGGGTTGGCAGGCCCCCTAACGAGGCGAAGTAAATGGCTACAGGCGAGCCCGACAAGACCGTCAAGCTCTGGATGAACCGCATTCGGGCCGCGGACAAGGCCCGAGAAGAGTGGGAGAACCGCTACGAGGTAGTTCGCTGCCGAGAGTATTGGGCAGGACTCCAGCGGGAGGATGTGACCGACGGCGGCGGAGCACGCAAGGCCCAGGTCAACCTCATCGCCCCCACGATCAGGGCTCGCATTCCCAGCCTGTATTTCTACTATCCCTTTGCCCGCATCGTGGCTAGCCCGTCCAAGTCCGACACGATGGGCGCCACGGTGGACGATAAGGCGCAGCTCCTCCAGGACACGGCTAACAGCCTGTTGCGTGACCCCCGTTGCGGTCTGAAGATGCAGACGCTGCTGGCTCTGAAGGAGGCGCATTGGGCCTTCGGGGCCATCGAGGTCGGGTATAGCGCGGACTTCATCGACAACCCGGCGTTGAAGGCCGCGGCGCCGCCGCTTAAGGAGGATGAGAATACTGAGGGAGTAGAGCCTTATCAGAAGGTCATCTCTGATGAGTGGTTCTGGACCCGCCGCATTCCTCCCAGGCAGATTTTGGTATCCAGTCCAGAATGCACGGTTGTGTCTGAGAACGACTGGATTGGGTATTGGGAGTACCAGCACGTTGAGGACGTGAAGAAGGCCACCGCGTACAGCAACACGTCGAGCCTGAAGGGTGGGGGAGACGGGGACAAGAAGGACGGGGAGACTGAGACCTCTGCCAACGATGTCAAGCTCTACAAGGTCTGGGACCAGCGGACCCTGACCCGGTACGTGTTCGCGGAGGGGCACGACAAGCCGCTGATGAAGCAGGAATACGCAAGGCTTCCGCTATTCTTCCTGCGGTTTGAGGAGGAGCCCGATCGGTTCCGGCCAATTCCTCCGATCTGTGGGCTGTTGGGCATTCAGGACGAATACAACGACAGCCGAGAGTTTCTCAGGATGCAGCGCGTGACCCGCGTGCCGCGGTACACCGTGGCAGAGGAGGGTGTTCTCCCGGAGGAGATGGAGAAGTTCGAGGACAACCAGCCTAACGTGTGGATCAAGAGGCGGCAGAACACGAGCGGGGATGTCATCTCGCCGGTCATGCAGCCCACGATGTCTGATTCCGCGCTCCAGTCGCTGACCCTGAGCCGTCAGGAGTTCGACCAGATCTCTGGTATTGGCGCGGAGGCTAGACAGCAAGCCAGTTCAGACACGGCGACACAAGCCGCGATCATGAATCAGAGACAGCAGATCCAGGACTCGTTTGACCGTTACACCGTGGCTAACTGGCTGTCCCAGATCATCCGGGAACTGGTGCTGCTGGCTATCGACAAGATGACGCTGCCGCGGTGGATTCAGATCAACAGCGACCAGTACAGTCCCGAGTTTATGCAGGATGCCCAGGTGATCGCAGGTCTGCACCAGCAGATCACCAGTCAGAACCTCGAGGACGCGGCTGACGATCTGCGCTGGGACGTGAGCGTGGATGTGGAGAGCCTGAGCCCCGTGTCTGAGCAGGAGAAGCAGGCGCAGTGGATGCAGGCGCTCAACCTGATCAGCAATCCCGCCGTGGCGCCGCTGCTGGCTATGTCCGAGCCTCTGCTCAAGCGGACGCTTGATCTCAACGGGATCAAGAACGCCAAGGATCAGGGGGCTATCCGACAGGCGCTCATGCAGAAGGCGCAGCTCGAGATGCAGATGATGCAGGCACAGCAGGGGCCTCCGGGCGTGGCTCCTATGCCTGGTGCTCCTGCTGGTCCGGGTGGGCCTGGACCAGCGGCGCCGCAGCCTCCGCAGATGATTCCGGGGCCTCCTGAGGGGATGCCCGCATGACGTGCGACAAGTGCGGGCATGAACTTGTAATCGGTGAGTGGCCATTCTGTCGCGGAAACGTGCAGGATCATGGACAAATGACCCACTTCGGGGACGAGCCACTGACGCCCTACATCGACCACAACCTGGGGCCTGAGCCTATCGAGATCAGGACTCGAGGGGAGCGGCGCCGGATCATGGCTAAGGCGCACCTCGACTACGCGGACGTAAGCCACAAGAAGCGCGGGCAGCTTTATGTTGACCTGCACCGATGACGACATCGACTGGATCACGGATCGTTGCTGTATGTGTGGCAGTCGTAACGAGGTCGTACATTGTGCCCTGTGTGGGCACGATTTCTGCTCAGATTGTAAGGGTCGGTATTACCACCGGGGGATTGAGGCTGTGAAGGCGCTGCTCGGACGCTCGACGTTGGTTTGTGGAGGAGTGAGACATGGCTAGCCCCGCGGCTCAACAGATGCTCAGCAGCCTTAGCCCAGACGAGCAGGCTAGGGTCATGGCCTCCATTGCGGGCAACCCTAACGGGCTCGATGACTGGTATCAGGGGGCGGCTCGAGCGGGCGACCCTAGGGCTATTCGGGCCGGTGGACAGGGGCAGAGTGAGGACTTCGCCCGGTTCAACGAGGGGACCGTCACGGGATGGGCTCAGGGCTACTATGACGAGGCCGCATCGAGGGCGGCGGGCCGTCCCCAGTTCCGGTCCATGCGCGGCGCCGAGGGTTTCTTTGACAAGCCGACCGAATGCCCGCCCGGAATGGGGCCAAGTGGGCCTAACGAGAGTGACCCCTGCACGTCCCAGGGCTACTCAGGAACGGCTAGCGGTGTGGTCGGGCCAGCCGGGGGCGCACAGGTGACTGGGGGCCGTCCTGCGGGCACTGGGGGTCTTCCGGCAAACATCTGGATGCCTGCGGGAAGCAACCCCTTGGGGGGCTCCTGGAATCCTGCAAACAATCCGGGTAAGAACGACCCCCTGACGGGCCTTATGGCGGCTCCGAATTCGTTCGCAGCAGTCAAGCCCGCCCCTCAGACGAGCACTTTGGAGCGCCTTATGGGTGGGATAAGCACGCCCGCGGTGCAGAACAACCCCCTTGTTGGGGCTATGGCGCCGCTTCAGGGTGGTTTCGCGTCTACAAGGGCAGCAAACCCTCTTGGGCAGCAGAAGCGCAAGCTTAATCAGGGCGGATGGTTCTAGGTATTGACCAGTAAGGGATAATGGAGGAAGCGTGGGAGATCTTCAGTCGGCTTTGAGTACGGCTTTTGACGAGGTGGTCACTTCACCCGCACCTGACAGTACCTCTGTCAGCGAGACGCCGGAGCCTGAGGCACGGGAAACCACCTCAGAGCCAAGCGAACAGGCCGAAAAGGCGCCTGAAGCTGCCGCACCCCCCGAAGAAGAGTCCGGGGACGTTCTTTTTGACAAGCTGACCCCTGACCAGATCGCAAAGCTGAAAGCTACGCCTGAGGGCCGCGCCCTCCACCGTGGCCTGATGCAGTCGTACACAGCAAAGATGCAGAAGTTCGCAGAGCAGGAGAAGCTCTGGAACGCTCTGAACTCCCCGGAGACTCAAAAGCAGGCGGTCGAAGCCCTTGCCAGGTCTGTTGGGCTAGATATCAAGCCTACCGACCAGCCGCAGAGGGATCAGGCTGCTGCCGTGGCCGACAGCATCTCCGACGAATGGAGCAAGGTTGTCGGACCCGAGGCGGCGACCCTTCTTCGCCCGCTCATCGAGAAAACCGCGCTCGCAGCCGTCCAGGGCACGCTCCAGCCATTACAGAAGGCGTCCGAATTCCTTCAGATGGATGCGCGTTCCCGGCAGGCTGAAGCGCAGGTGAGCCAGTTCCGTGCCTCCTGCCAGAAGAACGGCTGGGAGATCACCCCCCAGGTAGAAGCCAAGATGGCGGAGCTCGGACAGCAAATCCTGCCCGCGCAGCCCATCGAGAGCGTCGATCAGGGGGTCAAGCACCTCGAGCGTCTCTACCGATTGGCGACGGCTGATGGGGCAGAGGCGGCTATCGAGAAGCGAATCCTAGAGCGGATGAAGAAGGCAGAACAGTCTGCCGAGCCCGCCCGAGGCGTACCGTCAACGGGACGAGAGAAGCGCACGAACATCACGAAGGACATGAGCCTCAATGATGCGATGGATGTTGCGTTTCAGGAGTTGGGACTGACAGGCCGTTAGTTCCCTTTGGAAGCCCTCCCTTGCGGGAGTAAGCGACCGGGGGCGGAAGAGTAACCGCGCAGGTGGGGACTCTTCTGGTGCTTACCACCTGAGAGCCGTTTAACTCAGTGTGAGGCGTTTAGCCTCAGAGGAAGAAGCCACATGGGCGCTACTAGCACCACCCGGTCGTATACCTCGATTGTCGCCTCGGTCCTGGATAAGGTCAGGGACAAGGTTGAGGATCAGATCACCCGCAACAACAAGCTGCTGTACTTCTACAAGAAGAACGGCAACATGAAGAAGGTTTCCAGCGGCGGAGACAAGTATCGCGTCTCCCTGATGTACGAGCTTGCCGCGGCTGACTCGTACTCCAGCTTCGGCCAGATCGACGTGACCCCGGCTGACGGCATCACCTCGGCCTTCTTCGACTGGCGTCAGGCTGCGGCTGCCGTCTCCATCTCCGGTCTCGAGGAGTTCAAGAACCGCGGCAGCGAGCGGGTCTTTGACCTCCTGAAGGAGCGGACCACCCAGGCCGTGCTCGGCCTCGAAGACCTCTTCAGCAAGGGGCTCATCCAGGGCAACGCGGCGATTGACGGCACTTCGACCACGACCGCCCGCACCTCGACGGTTAACGGCTCCGTGTTCGTGGACCCGCTTCCTCTGCTTGTGTCCTACGGTGGCACGGGCACGATTGGCGGGATCGCGGCGGGCACTGAGACCTGGTGGAAGAACCAGACCGCGGACGACAGCTCGTCCTCGTTCGCTGGCTTCCTCAAGGCTCTCCGCAACATGTACAACCTGTGCAGCAAGGGCGGCGGCGGGGCGGCTGGATCGCCTGACCTCCACCTGTGCGATCAGGCCACGTTCGAGCTCTACGAGTCGGCCCTCGCGGCTCTGCACCAGAACCAGAGCTATGTGAACGCGGACATCCCGTTCCAGAACGTGCAGTTCAAGGGTAAGCCGGTCATCTGGGATGAGAACGTCGTGGACGCGAAGAACGCCGACACGACCCCCACGGGTTCGGACGCGGGCACTTGGTACATGCTGAACACCAACTACCTCGGCCTGACCGTTGACTCGCAGCACAACTTCTCGGTTGGCGACTTCGTCAACCCCGAGAACCAGGATGCCAAGACGGCCCTCGTGCTTTGGTACGGGGTCCACTGGGTTTCCAACCGGCGTAAGCAGGGCGTGCTCGCTGGCATCACGACTACCACCGCGTCGTAAGCCGTACTCCAAACAAGCCGGGGTGGGATTGGCTCACCCCGGCGACTCAACTCCGGCCGTGACCGGGTAAGTGAACAAGGAGCCTCAAATGCTGTTTCAGAGAGTGAATCGGACCGACGCGGAGAAGGTCTTCGTCGTCGTGTACAACGCCTCGGGTGGGGCGTTCACCACGGGTCAGGCGATGGAGTGGGACGTTACCCCCACCGCGGACGGCATCCGCGTGACCACGCCCTCGACTGCCGGTCTGTCGGCCTTCGCTGGCATCGCGCCCGCGGGGATCGCCAACGGCGCGTACGGTCTGGCCCAGGTGTACGGCTACACCGCTTCGGCCAGCGTCAAGCCTGATGTCACCACGGCCCTCGTGGCGGGCAAGATCCTGCTCCCGAAGAACGGGTCTGCCGACTTCAGCTGCGACGGCGCGGCTGGTATCGGGGCGGCTGACGGTAAGAGCGGTTTCGTGATCGCCATGCAGACCAACACCACGATGACGACCCCCGTGGCCTCGGCCCACAAGGTCTTCATCCGCGCCCTCTAAGGGCTAGTAAACTATCCCCGGCAGGTGGACCTATTGGCGAGCCTGCCGGGGGTAACATATAGCCTATCGCGGAGGGTCTTTGATCCAACTGCACATCGCAACCCTGAACACATGCAACGCTCGCTGCGGGTTTTGTACATACGCATCGCCCCAGAACACGTTGCCAAAGGGCGTGATGAGCATGGATCTGTACCGCAAGATCATCGACGACGCGGCCTCGATCCCGCAGATAGACAGCATCGCCTTCTCTGCGCTGGGTGAACCGAGTCTAGACAGACATCTGGTTGAGCGGGTCGCATACGCGAGGAAGGCTAGGCCGGACTGGACTCCGTTCGAGGTCTACACCAACGGGACCGGGATGACGCCGGAGAAGTTCGACGCTCTGAGGGATGCCGGGATCGACTCAATGACCTTCTCACTCAACGCGGTGAGCCAGGAACAGCATGAGAAGATCATGGGCCTCAAGGGCAAGTTCGCCACCGTGGTCAAAAACGCCCGCCACGCCATTGCCAACCATCAGGGCAAGGTGGACGTGCTGGTCAAGGCTGTCCGGGATGACGTTCACTTCACGATGGAGGATCAGGTCCGGTTCTACCTGACCTGGGGTATGCGGCTTCGCCCTGACCTCATGCCCGGTCACGGGCAGATCGTGTGGATGTGCAATTGGGCTGGAGAGATTCCGCTCGTTGACGGGCGGAAGATCGACCCGGATTCGACGTGTGGTCGAGCCTTGCAGCAATTGTCGGTGCTGTGGGACGGCAAGGTCACGATGTGCTGCTTCGATCCCCTGAACACGTTCCCGCTTGGGGATCTGAGCAAGCAGAGCATCCGGGAGGTCTACAACTCCGAGAAGTATGTGACCTTCCGGGAAGACCACAACGAGAACCGGGCTAGCAAGTACGAACTATGCAAGGGATGCACGAGGGTTTGAATGGAAAGTGATGGTCTTTACTACTTTAATCGTTGTAGTAGGTGCATGGGTCTGATCACCAAGCTCGAGCTACAGGCCGCGTTTCGTGGTGACGGGGTTGTGTGCGCGTGCGGCGCCTCGATGTTCGGTCCGACCAACCCAGTCGGGACGGAATGGCTGAGACTCAAGACGATCCGCATGATCATCGCCAAGCTGCTCGGACGGCTGGCGCCGCCCCCTGACGATGGGGTGGTCCCGCCTGTAGTGGCGGGGACTCCAGTGGCGCCGCTGTCTCCTGATGAGATCCGCGCCCCCGAGGAGGGCGAGAAGTGAAGCGGATTGTCCTGGCGCACCCGTCCTACGGGCCTCTCGATTCAGAGGTCAACAAGGCGTTGCGCGTGGCGATGATGTCTGCTGCCCAGGTGGCCGAGTGGGTGGGGGACGTGTCCACGATCAGGGAGGGATGGGTCGGGGCTCGTAACCGGGCGGTTAAGGCTGCGCTCGAGGATGCGCCGGACTGCGACGGGATCGTCTGGGTGGACGATGACGTGCTGTTGCCCCCCACGGCAATTAAGCGCCTTGTCAGCTACGACAAGGACTTCGTTACCGGCATCGTCTTCCAGAAGTATGGCGACCTCAATCCCCTTGTGGCTAAGTGGGTGGGTAACGGCTTCTCCTGGTGGCGTGAATTCCCGGAGAACGTGCTCGCGCCCGCGGACGGGTGCGGTTTCGGGTGCTGCTACACTTCTACTGCCATGCTTCGCAAGATCGCGGAGTTACCCGCGGAGCCAGAGCCGGGGAAGGCGTATTTTAAGCCTGACGGGTGGTTCAACCAGTTCCCGGCGAACCACTTTGGCAAGCAGTTGGACCCCGAGACGGCCATGAGCGAGGACTTCTCCTTCTGCATGAGGGCGAAGCTCAGCGGTTTCCAGCTTTATGCGGATACGGGGCTTCTCTGCTCGCACATGATCGGCCCGAAGTTCAGCACAAAGCGGACGTATGACGCCTATTGGGCTAGCAAGAAGGCCCGTCAAGACCAGACGATGGCTGCGCTGGATGGGGTGGCGTGATGGAACGCAGGGTGCTCATCATCGGCGCCGGGAGTAGCAAGGTACTCCGCGCTCCCACCCCGCTCTCCGACATTGAGCCTCAGATCACGACGCTCGACATGGAGCCTCGGCACAAGCCCGACGTTGTTTGGGATCTGAACATCCTTGACTGGCCGTTCGGGGACAACGAGTTTCACGAGATCCACGCTTACGAGGTGCTCGAGCATCTTGGCGAACAGGGTAATGCCAAAGCCTTCTTCGCCCATTTCGGGGAGATCTACCGCATTCTCAAGCCTGGTGGTCACCTCGCTGCCTCCGTGCCCCGGTGGGACTCACTGTGGGCCTTTGGCGACCCGTCACACCGCAGGGTGATCAACGAGGGGTCCCTGACGTTCCTGGATCAGACCCAGTATGCGTTGCAGGTGGGAAAAACAGCCATGACGGACTTCCGGTCCCTGTGGTCCGGCGATTTCGAGGCGGTCGGGATCGAGCGGACGGGGGAACAACTGTACTTCATTCTCAAAGCACACAAGCCCGCGAGGGCGTAGGAGGCGTGATGGCGGACTTTTCCCGCGAGAAGGCGAAGATTCAGGAAGTCTACTTCCGGCGCGTGTTCGCTGGTGGGATCGAGAAGTACGAGCGCCAGCCGTACAACCTCGTGGAGTATGACGACAACTCCGGGAGCTACTTCGAGCCGCTGTCCGAGATCGGCTTCTCTGCTCGTTGCTGGGGCGACGTGAACACTACCGCGACGATCCCCGGTGAACTGATCCTGGACACTGGCGCTCCTTGGCAGGGTGTCACTGAGATCCGCTAATGCTGACCCTGAGCGATATCCGCTCGCGGGTCAGGACGCGATTCGAGGCGTCCTCTACCACTCGTTGGTCTAACGCGGACATTGACGCGGCGATCAACGACGGGATAGGCGAGCTCTCAGAGGCCACCCGCTACTACGAGAGGTGGGTGAGTCTGCCTCTCCGCGGTGGGAGGACGTATTACGACCTCCGAGGGCTAACTCCCGAAACGGTGCTGTCCGTGACGGCTGTCTGGCACGAGTCCGGGGTGCGCTGGCTGTCCCCCGTCAACCTGCACGACATCACGATTGACGAGTGGGAGGAGACGGCTGGGAATCCTCACTCCTGGTTCGTGCGGGGCCAGTTCTGGCTCGGCGTATGGCCTCGGCCGAGCGCGGACGTGGACGAGTTCCTCAGGGTGTATTACACCGGGGTGGCTCCCGCGCTCGAGGAGGACGGCGAGGAACCGGCGGAACTGCCTGACGAGTTCGTGCCAGCCCTCGAGGAATACGCCCTGTATGAGTTGCACCAGCGGGAGGGCGAGTCGGAGAAGGCTCTTTACTGGTGGGGCAAGTATCTGGAGCGGGAGAAGCTGCTCGAGCAGCACATGGCGCACCGGGTGACGACGGCTCGGACGGGCCGACTTGGGAGGACGTGATGAACCTGCTCGATATGATGAATGAGCTTGGTTCCCGCGTTAGGTACGGGGTCAGCCCTACGGACAAGTACAAGCTCATGGCTTCCGGTGTGACCCCGGGCCAGCCCAAGGCGTTCGGTCCTTCCGGTGACGTTAACCCCGAGGCGGAGCGGTATCTGTCCAACTACCTTGGGGCGCAGCAGTGGGGGGAAGGCCCGGCCACGCTGCTCAATCAGATCCGATACCTCATTGACGACGACGCCAAGACGTTTGGGGCTGGGGTCAAGGGCGCCAGGGCGGCTCCGGGTCAGCCTCTTCAGGCTCTCATGGCCCAGCTTGCCACCGCGGGTGTGCGGCGATGAGTACCCTTTACGCCTCCGTCGATAACGTACTGAGGCGGCTGGATGACTTCCCGTCCGCGAACGGGGAGCAAGTCTGGACCCGCTCGGAGGTGGAGCTCTACCTCACGGACGGGTACAACCGCTTCTGTAGGCAGACCAAGTGTCTGATCGACTTCTTCTATCCCGAGAACATCCCCACCGCTGGGAACTATGTGGCGCGGTGGGAACGGGCCTACTTCGAGTCCGGGATGATCGCGGTTGGCCTCATTGGGTTTGGCGGCGGGTACTGGGAGCGGGACTATGCCCCGGCCAGCTCCACGGGTCCGATCAACCACACCCAGCCTTGGGAGTCCGACTATATCGAGACGATCTTTGCGGTGGGCCTGCACCCCATCCCTGAGGATAACGTAGCGGTAGACCGGGCGACTCACGACTTTGGGCAGATCCAGCCTGAGTTCACGCGGTACTTTGAGCAGAACGACCGGAGCTTTCAGACCACCACGGGCGAGCCGTCTAGCTTCTCAATGGACCGGGACGGGATGTCCCGCCTCCGCATCGTCCCTGCGGGGTCTGGTGACGCCACCACGTACACCGTGAGCGGGACGTATGGCCTGCTCCGGGATGCGGATGACACGGACGGGTTTGGGACCTGGGTCCCTCTGGGGACGTGGGGGGCGTTGAAAGAGATCCCAAATCACTTCCCGATGGGTGGACAGTATGGCATCCCCCGAAGACTCTACAGCGACACCGCAAACACCCGGCTCGAGTATTTCCGACTTGGGAAGGATTGGACCCAATACGGGAATGAGCTGCCCGGTCGGTTTCGCAAGTTCGTGGAGTATTACGCGCAGGCGCGTTGCCTGGAACGTGACGGGCCGGGGCAGGACATGGCTTTGTCCCAGCACTTCATGCAGCGGTTTGAGACTGGCGTGCGGAGGATGGTGCTCCGTCTGGGCGAGAACAAAGCCGCAGTGACGGCCCAGATCGGCTCTCCGGGCAGGGTGTCCAAGACCCCTGCGCTGGCGAGACTGCCGTATCGGTACGGTCGGGCGACCCGCAGAGGGTATTAGTGCTGAAGTTTGACAAGCTCGTGCAGGAGGACTTGAACATCGGGACGGGTCCGGTCTGGATCACGTCTCCCGGAGGCGGGGAAGTCCTGTCTACTCAGGTCGGCCTGCACAGTTTTGCGCGAGGTCAGAAACAGTACACCGCAACGTGGGCGCCGGGGGCTATCGCTGCGGGCTCGAGCGCATCCACTACGCTTGCTGTGCCCGACAGCGTCCCGCCCGACTTCGTAATGGCCTCACACGACAAGGTGCTGACCAACGATCTGCGGATCTCCGGGAATGTCTCTGCGGAGGGGGTCGTTCAGGTGGTCATCCACAACCCCACCGCAGCCAGTATCACGGTGGCTAGTGGGACGGTTTCGGTGGTTGTCCTGCCGATCTTCCCGCCCGTGACGTTCGCCGTGGTGACTGGCGTTGTTACCCTTAATGGCTCGCCGGTAGCAGACGCTTATGTGACCGTCCTTGAACTCCCCGCGACTGTTGTCGGGACCTACCCGGCGACCGGAGCGGACGGGGTTTATAGGATTCTCGTCCCTCCCGGGACCACTGGATTCAGCCGGGGGTCGGTTGACGTGGGTGGGGGGACGTACAAGCTTGCAGACAGTTCTGGGTACACGACAGCCCTTTACGTTGACTCCGTTGCCGACGTGGCGATCACCAACCCATGACCCAGCGATATCAGGAACTCGTCCAGGAAGACCTGAATGTCGGGACTCAGGCTGTCTGGATCACTGCGCCGCACGGTGGAGAGGTGCGGTCTACTCAGATCGGGCTGCACTCTGTAGCCAGGGGTCAGAAGGCTTGGACGGCCACCTGGGCGCCCGGAGCGATTGCGGCAGGGTCTTACGCCACGACTACGATCCCAGTGACGGATGCGCTCGTGGGGGACTTCGTAATGGCATCCCACGACAAGATTCTGACCAACGACCTCCGCATCCTGGGCAACGTCATGGAGTCTGGTACGGCTCAGGTTGTGCTCCACAACCCCACGGCCTCGAGCATCACGGTTCCTAGTGGCACGGTGGGAGTGCTGGTCTTCCCGGCCATTGAGCGCGACGTGACCCCGGCCCCGCCTGACCCGCCCACGGCCTTCTTCACTTGGTCCGTGGACGTGTTCCCGGATACCTCGGTCGATTTCACGGACGCCTCTACTGCGGTCGCGCCTGCAACCATCGTCTCTTGGGCTTGGGACTTCGGGGATGGGGTGGGAACGTCTACCCTTCAGAATCCCACATATGACTACGAGGCGGGCGGAGACTGGACGGTGACGCTAACCGTGACAGATTCCAACGGGTTGACTGACGACTATAGCGAACTCGTCAGCACTCCTATTGCGCCATAGCTGGAGGTCGGAATGAGTCTGCTCTATGAAAAGGTGGTTCAGGAAGACCTCAATGTTGGGACCGCTGCTGATGTCTCAGTCACCAATCCAGGTGGCGGGACGCTCACTGGGACTCAGATCGGTATTCACTCTGTCGCGGTGGGTCAGGTGGCGTTTACGGAGACGTGGAATCCGGGGTCAATCGCGGCTGGGTCATACGAGGCACAGGACGTGACGGTCCCCGGCGCCGCGGTGGGGGACTACGTTCTTGCGGCGCATAGCGCGATCCTTACCGACGATCTGATGATTTCCGGGAACGTCTCTGCGGCAGATACGGTGCAGGTGATCCTGTTTAACCCGACGGCCAGCCCTGTGAATATCGGAAGCGGCACCCTCGGGGTGCTCGTCTTCAAGAGCCGCTAATGTCTGTCTCGAATCTCTTCAAGCCGGGTGGTCTCGTCTGGCGTCCTGACGCCAACCTGATCAACGCGCCAGACGGGACGCTTCTGCGCTGCGATAACCTCGTCCCGGACGAGGACGGCGCCCTCAGTGTCCGGCGGGGGAGCCGGGAGTTGTACGACTTCCCGCTCGGGACTGAGGATCTTCGGAACCTGTACACGTATGAAGCCTACGACGGGTACACGTACCGGATGATGCAGGCCGACGATCAGGTCTACAAGAATCCCGGCCCTGGCAACCACGTCGCCATCTGGGAGCGGCAGTACGGCCTGGACCGGGACCGTCTGGTCA